CTCCCAGCACGCCACGAGGATTTGTCTGCGGCGGACATGAAGTGGGTAAGGCTGATTCGCTCGCGCAGAACCTCCTGCACGCTGTCAGCTATCGCCCCAGTACCGGACTGCACCGTTCCGATGAGGGCCGAACCTGTGGACGCGGCAAGCGCCGCAGCCAGGGCAACAGAGCCAGAGTCCCCGGCCGAGCCGTCTACGGCTTCGAGTTCCTTGGAAGCACCGAAGGCCAGCACCTTCCCCGCCCGATCGAAGGGCAGGACCGTCAACGCAGTAGTCGGCGTCTCGGCGTCCGAGATGCGAACCGGATAACTCTTGTCGGCACTGAGTTGCTGCGCTAGCATCGTCAGCTTGTCCAGCGCGTCTTCGGCTACCTCCGCGTCCGAAGCGTCGTTATTCACGAAGTCTGCCAATTGCGTAGCGGGAACAACGCGCTTGATAAGCAGCGTCTCCGTACTGGCTGGCGCGGTCAGCATCGTTACTGTTCCCACTGCGCCAGCGCCGCCGGCTACAGAGTAGTCCGTGGTAAGAGACTGGAGCACCGAGACGCCCGTGGCCGTCGTGATAACGTAGACCTGAAGATCCGTCTCCAGAAAGAACACGACCGGAGTCGTGGCGAAGGCAACGGTTACGTCGTTGCCCGTAAAGGTCTTGCGATCGAGTGCGCTGGAGACTGTCATGCGATCCTGATTGCAGTGATGGTGCTGTCCTTACCCACCCCAGCATAGATGATCCAACCGCCCGTGCTGGTGGCGTCCTCTACGGACATACGAAGATTTCCAGCAGGCGCGGTGATGACACCGGACAACGCAACCGTGATCTTCGTACCAACGCCCGAAGAATAGTGATACCCCCCAGCAATGAGAGTCGTGCCATCCCACAGCTTGACGAAGAATGCCGCCGCGCCGTTATCGTCAGATAGCGTTACGGTCCCACTGACAAACCATGTTCCCGCTGTCCCTTGAGCTATGGTGGGACCGGTAAAGAACGTACTCGTGTTGTTGAGGGCAACGTCTGCGCCAAGAGACGCGGTGATAGGAGACATAGTCACCCACTCGGGGGCTGTCGCTCCCGCATTCACACGTAGTTGCTTGCCGGCCGTTCCAATGGCAAGCCTTCCTGCGGTGTCCGCAGCCGTACCGACGATCAAATCGCCAGCAGCGTCGATGACGGCCTGCGGAATTGATCCAAGGGTGACGTTTGCGGCCGCCTGGTTGGCATCATCCAGCACCGTTTCCATGAACGCCGTCGGCACGATGCTGTCGGTGATGGCCGACTGCGCCAGGTTCACCAAGGCCGTAGCCGCGGCATCCCACGCCAATATCTTGTTGGCTTCAGGGATTGGCAGTTCCGTGCTGGCCCCGGATACATCGCCATCCAACAGCGCAACCGAACGGTCGATCCGCTCGTCCAACCGTTGCAGGCTCATTACAATCTTGTCTAAGGCTGTCTCGGCAACCTCTGCATCCGATGCGTCGTTGTTGACGAAGTCCGCACCCTGCGTCAACGGCAGTTCGCGCACGATCAGCAGCGTGGTGCCCGAAAGCAAGGCGCCGTGTGGGGAACTGCCGCCCGCCAGGCTAACCGTTCCCGTAGTGCCGTCACCGCCGGACACCGTATAGTGCGTGGCTTCAGTCTTGAGAGTTGCCACGCCGGTCGTGTCGTTCGTGATGTAGACCAGCAGATCCGAAGTCGCGTAGAACACTACCGGAGACGTGGCGAACGAGGTAGTCGCGTCGTCTCCGGCGTAGGTTTTGCGGTTCTGAGTGCTGGCGACTGTCAACTTAGACCTCTATCTCATTTTATCATGCGAGCAAAAGAAGTATCCTGCTCAAAGACTTGCGTTTCCTGCGTCGGGCCTCGACGTTGGGCGTGGCGCCAGGATTGAAGTACGCGGCCGGGGGCACGACCGGAGTCTCCGCGCAGAACTCGGTCGCATCGAACGTCAGCAGGATCGTATCGAACGAGTAGAGCGCGGTGTCCCATGTCAGCGGTGTGCAGCCCGACTCTAGTGGTGTGGACGGGGGCGGCGGATCTTCGATCCCCATCCCCGCTTGCGTTGCGTCGAACGTCAGCAGGATTGAGTCGAACTTGCGCGCAGTTGAGTCCCATGCGAGGATCATTCAATTCCGATGGCTACTTCGTCGTTGGTTGTTTTCTCGAACTGCCAATGCCGGCCGACGCCATCTCTATGTTGAACGTCTAACAGTTGATGCAGCACCACATGGCTATTGCGCTTCGCCACATCGTAGATGGCACCCTCGACCGTCGGCAGCCGCTTGTGCGCGTAGGTCAACGCCCCTTGCAGCAACTCAGTCTTCATCAAGGTGCAACCTAGCCCTTGATAAAAACCAACCTTGCCGTTGTGGTACGGGTAGGTGTGGGTAACGAATGGTGCCTTGATGTACCCCGCGGCGTTAAGCAGAGTGTCCACGGTCAACGGGGGACAGATCACATCCTGTTCCAACGACAGCACCCAAGTGTATCCATTCCACATTGCATGCGTCAGTATCAGCGTCCATGCTCGGTAGAACGTATCGTCCCAATCCGTAGACGGCTCGATCCTTTTCAACGCACGTCCGGGTTTACTCTCCACAAGCGGAAGGATCTTGCGGGCGTACTCTCCCCCGTCTCCTGTATTGTCCACCAACATCAATGTACGCGCCGGCCACTGGAAGGCGTCGTAGGCATCCAGGTACTCCGGCAGGCAACTTTCCAGCCCGGAGTAGGTTGGGCACGCCACAAGGACGGAATCCGGCTCTACGCCAAACAAGTCTTTCGAGAGTTCGCTCACGTTGGTTTCCTAACCTCCGCAAAAATGTTAACCATGTTGTGCCAGTACGTTCCGCCGAGATTGTGTGTCGCCGTCTCCTTCATGGTCTGTACGCTCAGCACGTTATACCCGGCGATCAGAAGTTCGTCGCGCAACTCCAACGGCCCCCATCCGAAGAAATGTGTCTGCCCTGCTTCTTCCCCGAAGCCCCCAAAGATCATGCCCATAGCCCCAACCCGGCGTTCAAGCCAGGCGCGACAGGCGTCGTCCAAGTCTGGAATCACAATACGGGCGCGGGCTCCGGGCTTCAATACGCGCAGCCATTCTTTCAGCGCCGGCTGCACTTGCGACGGCTTGAAATGCTCCAGAATGTGCGAGGCCCAAATGTCCTCGACTGAGTTGTCAGAGAACGGCAACTTGAGCGCGTCTGCCCTCACGTCGGCTTCCGGCGCGTACATATCGATCGTGGTGAAGTCTTGGAAGCGGGCGTTCTGCGATCCGATGTCTAGTTTCATGCCATCCTTTGAATGAATGCGAGTGCGAAATACGTGGGCCACAGGGAGGAGTGGTCCCCTACGACTGGCTGGGTGACTGCGTGATTTGCTACGACTGGCTGGGTGATCGCATGCGCTGCCACAACCGGCTGCGTAACGCTGTGCGCCGCGACAACGGGCTGAGTGATCGTGTGGGCCGCAACGACCGGCTGGGTGATCGTATGCACGCCAACCACCGGCTGCGTGATGGTGTGCGTAAGCGCGCCCGCGGTCGTGATAAACGATCGAGTCGAGGCAGTTGAGGTTCTGCCGGCCGCGCCAACAAGCGTGTGGTCGGCGATAGCGACGTTGGTTGTCAGGCTGTGCGCCGACAGCGCGACGTTGGTGGAAAGCGTATGCGCCGAAACCGCCACATCCGTAGAGAGCGTGTGCGCCGACACTGCTACGCTCGTAGAGAGAGTGTGTGCGTCTACCGCTACTTGGGTAGACAAGCTGTGCGCGTTTACCGCAACCGACGTAGTAAGGCTGTGCGCGCTCGCTGCCGCGGCACCGCCCTGTGTCAGGGAGCCGGTGAGGTTGGTCTTGGCAATGCCGGCGTCGTCTTGCTTGGCACCGACTACAAACTTGTCGCGCAGATCAGGGCCAGGAGAGTTTGCTGTGCCGTCGCACAGCGCCCAATCCGTCGGGATGGCCGCGACGGTGCCGGACCACATAACGATACCGCCAACAGGAACAACGCCCGCAGGCGGGCCACCCGCTGCGGTTTCGTCATCCGCCCACTCTGTGTCGAGGTCGGCGTTAGATGTCTTTTTAAGTACCTGTCCGGTCAGACCGCCAACAGGAACGGCTGCGGCTAAGGCGGCGTAAGCGGCATCGCCCTCTGCGGCCGTCAGGTACGTGGGGTGCGGGTTTGCGGCACCTTCGTGCGCTGTGATCGCCGCGGCCACTGTGCCAGCAACGGTCGCGTCGAAGGCATACAGTTCGGTGAAGTTCTCGTTGATCTTTGCACCGCCAGCGCGGATTGTATCGCCTGTACCATCATCCGGCGCTGCACCGATGTTGATTGTTTGCTGTGCCATCAGATCACCTTACGAGCCCGATTCGGCTCCTCCCGTAGACCATCATTCACCAACACTGTATCCGCCATCTGCGCCGCGATCATGCGCGTAAAGCCCCGGTCTATTGTGGCTTGAAGCTGCGTCAGCGCCGTGACTACGTCTTCGTTACCCTTTGATGCGGGAATGTTAATCGGACGAGAAGCGACCGCATGCGCTTCATCCGCGCGAGTCATGGCGTTAGCCGCGGCTGTGTGCGCCTTCACCAGCGCATCGACGATCGCCTGCACCTGGGCGTCGGTCAGGGAGTCGGGCAGTTCCAATTCCATGCCATCGTGGAACTCGACCTTCATCTACGCTCCCCGGCAGGGCCGACCTTGATGCGTTTCTCGGTTGGCGCTTCCCCGCCCTCCATCTGGCGATTGATTTCGTCCACGATCTTCTTGCGCATCGCCTCGCGCTGTTCTCCGGCTACGGGGGCGGCAGCCTCGCGGCCAAGAACGCGGGAGCCTTCGATTACGCGCTGGAAGACAAGCGCCTTGGCAAAATCGGGAATCGTTTTCCAGTCCGGGTCATTGACGATCGGGGCGAGGATTGACATCGCTTGTCTGCCGGATACCGCCCGCGCCACGTCAAGCTGCTCGGGCGACAAATCCACCCGACGCTCGCCGGGCTTCAGCGGCCCCCTCTCAGTCAGGAACTTCGGAACTGGCGTAATCGCTAGCTCCAACCGCATCGCCTCCGACCGAACCTTGTCGTGCGACTCTTGGCTGGTCGCCACCGGCAACACCCCAAACAGGCGCTCGGCGCCTTTCTTTTCGCCCCACACGTCGCGTTGGGGCATCAATTTTTCTCTGAGAAATGGGATCTGCGCCTGGATAGCGTCTATTACGCCTTCGACTTCGCGCTTATGCGGGTCGGCCATCCCTGCGGTCTGCCCGATGATCTTCGGGATCAACGACGACGCATACTGCTCGAAGAACTGCTCGCCATACCGAGTCGGGTCCGTAAGAGCATTGAATGTCCCGGCCAAGCCGGAGAGGTAGGTCGTACTGATCGTGGCGTTGCCGAACATCGCCATCACCGCCATCCACCCCTTCGCCCGGTCGTCGTCCTTGAGTTTCTGCGTCATCTCGACCATGTCTGCGGCGAAGCCCAAGACTTTCGCCACCGGCTCAAGACGCTGGTAGGAGTACCACTTGTCTCCTACCTTGATGCTGTAGGGCTGCCAGCCGGCGGCCATCTTCGTCGCCCGCTGTTCCTTGTCGAACATCCCGCCCCCGGTCAATAGACCGTCATCTACAAGGGATAGGGCGGTCATCGTCAGAGCAGAGCCAACCAAGACGCGGGCAATAGCCCGGTCCCGAGAAGCACCGCCGGCCGCAAAGTCGTTGCGCCACCGGGCGGACAGGAGGAATCCGGGGGAGTGCTGGATGGCCCACGACAGGAGGTTGACTGGCGTACGGACGAACGGCACGATAAACTGCATCGGGCTGCCGGCCATCGCCGCCTGTACCTGCTCCATGCGCGGCCCGAGACGTTGAGCAAACACCCCTTCAGCGCCAGCCTTCTCTACTTCGAGCAGGGCCGCGGCGCCGTCCTTGGCCGACAATCCTTGATCCGGCTGCATCGTGTACTCGGCGACGCGCTCGTTGAACTCCCGAGTCTCCGGCAGGAAGCCTTCCTTTACAGCCCGCTCGACCGCCATCTCGTGCGCCTTGCCACGTTCCGCTACGGTGCGGAACAGCGCATCTTCCGCTTGCAGGGCGCGGAAGGGAAGCCGGATGATCTTTCCCGCCTGGCCCGGAATGGCGGCGCGGTACACATCCGCTTTCTCCAGATGCGAGCCTTCGCCTCGGAACGCTTCGCCAGCGATTATCAAAGCGTCGCGGGCGCCCCACTTCAGGCCGTACAGGGGAGCGAACGCCTTGGCCTTGAACTCGGCCATCCCCATGCCGTCACCCGAGAGGCCGCGGCGCAGGGCCGTGGCCGTTGTCGCCAGCGCCGACTCAGGAATTTCAACAGCGAACTTCATCGCGTTGCCCATCATGTTCGCCATGTGGGTCATCGGACCGGAGAGGATG